CCGGATGATGGGGTGGGCGCGGAGCTTTTCATTAAAGGCGCAGTAGCCGGCCTTCTGGCCCTCGATCGAGTCGGCGATCAACTGAACCATGTTTCCCGCGGCGATGCCCACAGGGTTCGACGCGGTCTGCGCACCGTACTGAACGGCGGAGACGATGCGCAGGTTCGGGAAGTTCTTCTTCAGCAGATCCGCGACGTTGACGTTGAAGGAATTGGTCGCGGTCAGCGCCAGCTCGGACCCGGGCGAGAGGGCCAGGGTCATCTTCGTGTTCTGGTCCACCAGGCCGTTCGCCTGCTGGTTCTGCAGCTGGTACCAGAGCGACTGGATGTCGGTGAAGATCTCGTTCGCCGTGGCGACGATGACGCCGTTATTGACCCACTTCACGCCACCGTACGACTTCGGCGCCGGTGCCAGCGGTGCCGAGAGGTTCGGGTCATTGAGCAGGCCGAAGTTCTGCAGGCCGAGCACGCCGTAAAAATAGGACGTGTTGAGGAAGCGCTGCAGCACCGTGGTGCCGGCACCGTCGACCTCGCTCACCCAGTTGACGCGGCCGAGGCCGGCACGCTCGATCTCGAGCTCGCCGTATTCGGAGATCGTCTGGTAGAGGTAGGACTGGCGCTGCGGCCAGTTCATGTTCGCGCCAGCACGGCCATTTTCATTGTAGTCACCGTAGCTCGAGACCTCACCCGTGGCCTCGACGACCGGGAACATCGCAGTCTGGTCGACCCAGGTGCCCTTGCGGGTCTCGCCGAATACCTCGGCCGCCTTCGTGGGCGTGAAGATGATGCGATAGACCTCGGGATCGATGAGGGTGGTCAGGAAGGCCGGGATGCCGGTGTTCGGGGCCGTCGAAAGCGCCGGCTGCGCATCCATCGCGAGGAAGTTGCGCTTCATCTCGTCGGTCGCATAGCCCACGACGCCGGGAAGATAGATGCCGTGGGATTCGAACATCGGACGATCGGTGTTCCAGGCGGCAACAGCGGCCTGGAAGTTGGGGAATTCCATTTTCAGCTCCTGGCTGCCGGCGTTGTCGCCGGGGAGGGTTGAGGGGATGAGGGCTTAGCCCTGCGGATTGCTGCTCATCTTCGCCAGTTCGCCCGGAAGAGCGGACGAGCGGCAGTACCATTTGGTCTCGATCTGGAGGCCGGCCGTGATCGCGGTGGAACCCACCACGGTGTTGTTGTTGACGATGTACGTGCCAGCCCCGCCGACGCCCGTGCCGAGAGCAGTAATCGCGGTGCCCGCGACGACGTCGGTGCCCGACAGAGTATCGCCCACACCGAACGCACCGACGACGGTGCCGCCGACGGTCAGGGTACCGTAGGAGCCGGTCATCGCCTCGGAGGCTACGACCTGCTCAGGAATGTTGAGCGAGTAGTTACCGGTGCTGCCCGGGATGCCGTCGATCTGATCGACGATCATCGTGCCCGCGGCAACGCCGGCGCCGGCGATCGTGGTGCCAGGGACGAGAACGCCGGAGCCGACCGCGGTCACGTTCAGAACGTTGCCGGCGATCGAGGCCGTAAAGCCGTTGGTGTTGGCCGCGATGCTCGAGGCGGAACCGCTGGCGGAACCCGGAGCGCCCGCGGCGGCGAAGGTGATCTTGCCATCGGCATAATTGGCGTAGGCCTTCATGCCCGGCAGGGCCTGGGTGGAGCCGTCGTTCTTGGCCCAGAAGTCGCCGGCATCGAACAGCGTCACCGGGAAGCCCGCGGGCACTACCATGGACGCTTCCTCGAGATATCGCTCGATGAGACCCTGCTGCTCGCGATGGACGAAACCGGTGACCGGGCCCGAACCGAAGTTGTTGGCGACGCCCGGTGCGCCGTCGGCATCGACGTGCTCATCGGTGGTCCAGGCGAAACGGCCGACGATGAGGCCGAGATCGCCGGCAACAAGTGCGCCCGGACCGGCCAGGACCGTGGCGCGAGGATTGGTCGAGGCGAAATCGCCAGCGACGGCCGGAGCCGGATTATAGCCGGCCGAAGTCTGAAAACCGGACATGGTTTTCTCCTTGAGAATGGCCGGTCAGCGCCGGCTATGGGTTGAAGATGATCGAGGCGCTTAGAGCGTCTTGACGGGGTTGTTCTTGGCTTCGGGGAACCGCTCGTGGAACGAGTTGACCCCGGCGGCGTCCATCGCCACGGCCGGCGCCGCCTTGGTGCTGCCGGGAACGGGAAGCGCCAGCAGGATCGGCTTCAAGGCGTCGGGGTGGAGCTTCTCCACGTCCTTGACGCCGAGGGCGCCCAGGGCCGTGCGCAGCACGCCGGCGGCGCTGTCATGGGCCATGGCAAGCTTGCCGACATAGGGACGGACCAGCTCTTCGGCTTCGCGGATATCGCGCTGGGTGCGATTGGCGTTATCGGTTGCCGTCCGGACCGCGGTATCGATCGCAGCGTCCATGGCCTTCTTGGTGACCTTGGGCTCGTCCTCGTCGTCGTCTTCGTCCATGGCTTCCTGGTCGTCCATGAGCTCGTCACAGGCCTTCATGTCGTCTTCCGACAGCTTGCCCTTGAGGAAGTCGCGGAGCTTGTTCGGCTCCTCGTCCTTGCCCGGCGTTTTGCCGGCAACGGGAGCGCCGGAATTCGGCTCCATGTCCTCGGCCGGCGCCATCGCGGCTACGGCCTCGAGCACGTCGACGACATCGTCGAGATTGGCGTCCTTGGCGAGCTTGCCGGTGGCCGCAGCCTTGATGCCGGTCACGATGCCATCGCGGCGCGCCTTGAAATTGTTGCCGTTGACGCCCTCGAGCAGGGGAGCCAGGTCGAGCTTGGCGTCCTGCGCCAGGCGAGGCTTGAGGTGGGTAGCGAGCGCACCGAGGGCCGTAGCGGCCAGCAGCGACACCTTCAACGTCTTGCTCATGAAAATCTCCTGAGTGTCGCCGATTGCATCGGGCTCGGCTCTGCCCGTTTTAATGTCGGCCGGCATGGCGTCCTGCACGAGGACGTCGGGACCGGCCCTGCCCTTCTCCACAAGGGCGACGTGGTTGCCCGAGATGTCGCGCATGACGCCGTCGTAGGCCTCGCCGTCTGGCGAAGTGCCCGGCGTCATATCGGCACGATAGCGGTAGGCGCTCGACAGCTCTTTCTGCTTGCCGGAGTCGATCAGCGCGATCGCCTCACCATCCCAGACAGACAGCGGGGCCATCAAATACGGAGCGCGGAACACGACGTCGTCGCCGACAGCGCCAACGGTCTCTTCCTTGTGGGGCTCTCCGGCGTTGACCGGGACATGCTCCATCATGATCTGCTTGCCGGCGAAGGACAGCGCAGCGCGTGCGAGCTCGTCGGCGTCGCGGTAGAGGCGATAGACCCGGTCCGGATCGAGCCTGAGGGCTTCGAAGTCCGGAATTTCGCGGCCATAGTAGGGACAGACGTTGGCCTTGCTGATCGGGGTCACTTCGACCTTGAGGTGACCATCAACATCGATGGTGCGGACGGTCTCCCGATCGAAAGCAATCGCCGCGTCCTGGGCCGGCGCATACTCGACACGCACCCAGTCAGCGAAGCCCTGCTTGAGCTCCGCCCAATCCTCCGGCGTCATGATCTCGGCCATGTCGAGGCCGAGGCGATTGTCGAGCATCTGGCGAATGCCTGGATGCAGCGGGCGCGGCAGCTGATCCAGTGGTGCCCAGGCGAAACCCGTGTGCTCCGAACTGAGGACCGGCGCGAACTTAGTCTCGGTAGGCTGCGCGAAGGTGTGGAACGCCTTTCCGCGTGGGGTGATCTTGCTGTTCAGCAGCTTCCGGCCGGTCGACGGGATCGATCCGATTTCCTCGCCGGCCTCGCGCGTGGCGGTAGCCTCAGGCGTTTCGCCTTCGTCCCCGTTGCCGCCAGGCATGTCCCAGTGACCCGCCCAGTTCTCGTCCGTCGATGTGCGGCGCAGCAACAGGACGTCGCCGTCGGGCGCCACGAATAGAATCCCGGCCGCATGGCCGTTGCCGACCACCGGCTCGACAGAACCGAGCTTGAGCATGAAACCTACTTCTGGTTGGCGACCATGAGCCGCGGCAGCGCGGTCGCGCCGATCACTTCGGAGCTAGTCCATGGCACGCGGCCGACCACGAGACAGAGCGCAGGACGGAGTTGCCGCCGCAGCCAGCGCTGGCGGAAGGCGGCGACCAGCGTCACGAGAACCCCTTCACCACCGGCCGACCGATGCACCGGCAACCGGGCTCTTCGCCCGGCTGGATGAACCGTTTGAGCGCTGGGTCATACCAGCCCTCGGAAATCTTGTAGCGGACGTGCTCACGACCAGCTTTGACGTGGGTCGGGCGCGGATGTTTTCCGGCACCGCTATGCACCCACACCGCCTCATCCAACCCGAGCTCGATCTGTCGAGCCTTGTTCATTGCCGAGGTGGCCTTGTTATTCTGATCGAGCGCGATGAACGCGGCCCGCCCGCGGGTGATGCCGTAGCGGCCTTGCAGTTCCTTCGTCAGGAACCCAAGGTCACGGCCGTTCTGCACGGACCGCATCACCAGACCCTCGACCTGGGTGAAATACTGCTCCGGGATGGACCGGATCAGCGCCACGTTCTGATTGACCGTGGCATCGATTACGTCCCGCATCGCGGGCGTGAGCTTGAACTCGACCGAGAAGCCAGCGTCCTTCAAAATCTTGCGCAGTGCGTCGGCGCTTCGCTTACTCGATGCCTCGGCGAACCAGTCCGCGAGCTTCGGCGCGGCCTCGTCGAACCGGCGCAGCCAGCGCGCGGCCAGCTGCTTGATCGAGTGACCCAGGATATCGGCCGGGGTAGCATCGCTGGCCATCTCGGGCGGATTGGCGCGGTATGAGGCCTTGAGCCAGTACACCACGCTCTTCTGCATTTCCGCGATCAGGGCATCAAGCCTGCGGCGGTACTCGGCCTCGATGCCGGCGTTCGGATGCACCGGCCGGAGCAGCTTTTCCTTGCTTTTCGGCAATGGGCGGCTCCGGCTTCACTATCGGTCCGCCGGGCACGCTCGATGGGTCGACCGGTGTCACGGTCTCCTCGAATGCCTGCGCGGCGATCATTTCCGAGAGGTTGATGTCGATCATGCTGCCCAGCTTCCTAGGCCGCCTTATCGCGCTCTTCCGTCTCTTCGGCAACCGGCTGAGGCCGGCCGCCCTCGGGTTCGAGCCCCTCCTCCTCTTCCTGGAGCAAGTCAGGCGCGTCCTCGACATCGAGCGAGGTGTAGTCCGACCCGGCATCCGAGGCCACGCGCTTGCGGGACTCCACGGGCGAGATCACACCGGCATCGATGAGCGTCTGATCTGTCTCGGCCTTGGTCTTTTCGACCTCGGCTTCGTCCTTTTCGGACAGCGCCCAGAGCGGCACGAACTTGAAGCTGATCCCTTCGTCGACCTCGCCCCAGAGGTTGAGCATGACGTAGCCCATAAGGCGATGGATTTTGTCCCGGAAGAGATGCTCCTGGAAGGCGCTGATGTAGTCGTAGAACGACCGCATGACGCCTTCGCTGTCCGCGTTCAGGCCGGCGGGCTGGATGCCCAGCAGCTTGACCGTCGGCGTGTGGCTGACCGCCGACATGTGCTCCTGGGCCTGCGCCTGCAGTTCGCCGAGGCCTGCCAGAGGGGCGGAGACGTTCTTGAAGTCCTCGCTGTCCTTGTCGAGCATCATTAACCCGCGGTTGTCCCGCAGATTGTTGAATAGCTCGGCGCGGCGGAAGAGTTGCTCACCCCCGTTTTGCAGCGACTCGCCCAAATTGGTCAGCAGCGCGAAGACCGAGAACGAATGGATGATATCGTTCACGGACTGGCGGGTCTGGAGCCAGTTATCGACGTAGGGCTTCGCCATCTGCGACAGCGACAGCCCGCCGAACGAATAGGTCGGCTTTAGCAGGTCCGGCACCTCACGAGCGATGAACGTGATCAGCCTCGAGCTGTGCACGATCTTGGCCTGCACGTACCAGCTGTCCGGCCGGTACCAGTTGTCCTTCAGCGGATCGTTCGAATTGTAGCTCGTCGGGTAGCACCACACCGCTTCCACGGTGCGCAGCGCCTTGATCGAGCCCTTGCTGATCTTGGCTTCGGAGATAGCGTCCCAGCCATCGCCGATCGACTTCTGGAGTTCAGGCGGATCGTCGGTGGCACCGGTGTCGATATAGATGTGCCCGCGGCCGAAGAACCCGTC